GAGGCTCCTGTGGAAGATTTAGCAACAGCGCCACAAGAAGCAAAGGCAGAGGCTGCTACTCCTACAGTAGAAGCTGCTCGCCCAACAATTACAGCACCAATAATTACGACTTCTGTACGTTCACCAATTAACTCAATGGCGAAGTACACAGAGCACAAGATCAAAGCTGCACTAGGTAGCGAAGATTCTAAACTCTACATTGCTGCGGCAGATGACTCATTTTCAACTAACCCAGCATTTAACCCAACTCAATTTTTAACTGAGTTTGTAACAAATACACGTTTTGGCACACCAACTATTGATGCATGTTCACAAGGCACACTGCCAGCATCAGGTATGACAATTCAAGTACCATCTTTGGTAACTACCGCAGGTGGTGGCACAGGTGTAGCACCAGTTGTCACTGTTGAAGCAGAGGCTGGCGCAGTACAAAATACTGGCATGGAAACTGCTTACCTATCAGGTACAGTACAAAAGTATTCAGGTATGAATACTCTATCTGTTGAATTGTTAGAGCGATCAGACCCTAACTTCTATGCAGAGTTAACACAGCAATTACAAAATGCTTATTTAACAACTATTGACACTGCCGCATTAACAGCATTGTTAGCAGCAGGTACATCAGCATCAGCAGTATCAGCAGACAGTGATGGAATTGTTGCTTACACAGCACAATCAGCCGCAGCTGTTTACAAAAACACTGGTTACTTTGCACAGAACTACATTGGCAACCCAGCACAATGGCAAGCACTGATGGGCGCACTTGATAACACAGGTCGACCAATTTACAATGCAATTCAGCCAATGAACGCTGGCGGAGATGTACGCCCTTCATCAATTCGTGGAAATGTATTAGGACTTGATCTATACGTAGACAAGAACTTCTCACAAACTGCATTTGATGATAACTCAGCTGTAATCCTTGCACCAGAAGCATTTACTGTATATCGCTCACCACAGGCTTATATGTCTGTTAACGTAGTATCAAACCTACAAGTACAGGTAGCAATTTACGGCTTCATGGCAACTATTGCAAAGATGCCTTACGGAATCATCAAGTTTGCAGCAACACCTTAATTAATAACCCATTAATAATCCCCTGGGGTTTAGTAGCCCTAGCCCTGGGGGAGCTTTTTAAGAAAGGACAGCATGCCGAGTACATTTGTGACCAAAACGGAGTTACGCACGAATTTGGGAATTGGTTCTTTATACAGTGATGCTGTCGTAGAAGAAGTTTGTCAAACCGCAGAAGATTTATTAAAACAATACCTTTGGTTTAATGATGCGCCAATAGTGGCCGCAGGATTGCAAGATAATGTTGCAACTTTAGTATTAGCAAACCCAGGCATATTTGTTAAAGGCCAAACCATTAGCGTAGAAGGCTGTGGCAACATCTATGGTGGTCAACATGTAATTACTGGCACAATACCTGGTTCAAATATCCCAGTATCAATACAAAATACATTTTATAACTTTTTTTATAATTATTCATGGCCTAATGGTTATTCATTTATTCAATTTACAGAAGTACATGCAAACGACCCATTTCACAGAATCCTTCCGTATGGCAAAGCAAGTGGCCAAGACACTAAAGAAGATGATTACTCTGTGGTCCCAGCTATAAGAGAGGCGGCTATGATAATTGCCGTTGATGTCTGGCAAGCTAGACAAGTATCTCAAACTGGGGGCGTAGGCATGGATGGGATAACTGCAAGTCCCTATAGAATGGGCTTCCAGCTCGTAAATCGTGTAAGAGGCCTCATCCAGCCTTACGCCGCACCTGCATCACTGGTAGGTTAATATGCCAGCTGCGATTACCACACTACGTAGCACGCTAGCCACAGATCTTACTAACGCTGGCGTCTGGTCAGTATTTGCTTTTCCACCAAGTACTCTGCTAGCCAATGCAGTCGCAATCACCCCTGGCGATCCTTACATAGTGCCAAGCAATAACGATCATGTGACAGTATTGCCTTTAGCAAACTTTAGAATTTTAATTACAAAACCTGCGTTAGATAACCAGGGTAATTTGGCTGGTATGGAAGATTACATAGTAGCCGTAGTAACAAAGTTAGCAGCGTCAGCCCTAACACTTAACATATCAAGCATTTCAGCTCCAGCAATCGTAAGCGCTCAAAGTGGCGATTTATTGGTGTCTGAAATAACAGTATCAATCCTAACGAGCTGGAGTTAAAATGAGTGAAGCAAATGATTTAGCCTTCTTAATTAAGACAGGCCAAATAAAAGAAGCACCAAAAGAAAAAGCACAACCTAAAAAGGAAGAGGAATAACAGTGGCAATTTACTTAAACAATAACGTAGGCATCAAGCTAGCGACCAACGCTGCGCCTACTACACCATCTATTGATATTAGCGACCTAGTATCTAGCGCTGTTATCAATCAAATCGTAGATGAGCTAGAAATTACTGCGATGGGTGACACTGCTCACCGCTACGTAGCAGGTCTACAATCAGGCACATTTACAATCGACTTTATGAACGACTGGGCAACATCTGAGGTAAGCCAGACTCTAAATGAGGCATTTGGCAAGACTCTAGCTGTATCAGTAATTACAGTTAAGGGAACTACAGTTTCAGCTGCTAACCCTAGCTACCAGTTCTCAATCTTAGTAAATAACCTAACACCAATCGGATCAGCTGGAGTAGCCGAAATTGCTACATCTAGCGTTACATTTACTGTAAACTCTGGAATCACAGTATCGCCTACAGTGGCGTTCTAATTAAGGAGTAATAATGGCAAAGCTTATAATTACAAGGGCTAATGGTGAAGTCACAGAACACAAGATAACGCCAGGAATCGAATATAGCTTTGAATTGAAGTGGGGTTCAGGTATTAGCAAGATTTTGCGTGAGCATGAACAGCAAACTCATATTTATTGGTTAGCCTGGGAGTGCTTGCGCAGATCTGGCGCACAAGTACCTTTATTTGGTGCAGAGTTTATAGACAGTTTAGATACTGTTGAGGTAGCAGACGAAGAAAAAAAATAATACAGCGGGATTCTACAAGTTACAGCATAGCCACACTATCTGTAGAAACTGGGATACCGCCTAGCGAGTTTATTAATATGGACTCGGAAATGTATCGGGCAATAGTTCAAGTATTAACCGATAGAGCCGAAAGGGTTAAGAATGCCAGCAGAGGTCGTAGGCGTTAAAGACGTTCTTAATGGGCTCAGTTTTATCGATGAAGATTTAAGAATAAAAATTAGTAAGGCTATTGATCCATTAATGCGAGCAGTAGCAGAAAAGGCTAAAAGCTTTGTGCCATCTGATAGTCAAGTATTATCTGGATGGTCGAAGCCACTATCTTCAATCGATACAATTAATTACGAAAAAAAAGCATTTCCTAAATATGATAGCAGCGTAATTAAAGCTGGTATTGGATATAATCCTGGACAGAATGTTGCTACCAAAAATGGCTGGCAAGTAAGCCAATACGTTTACAATGTAAGTAGGACTGGATCTATCTACGAAACCGCAGGCAGATTAAACCCACAAGGTAGAGCGCCATTTACATTTAAGCATGAGGGTAGCGGCACCTACGTTAGAAAATCTCCTAAGAGTCAAGCGCTAGATTTTTATGATTCCAATAATCCATTTGCTAGCCAGCAATTTATTGGTGCTTTAGAGCCAGTAACAAAGCCTAAAAGAGTGCCTGGTGCACGTGGCGCAACTGGTCGAAAGATGCAAGGCCGTTTAATCTACAAGGCCTGGGCACAAGATAATACTAAAGTTTATGAAGCTATATTAAAAGCGATAGATAAAACAGCTGTGGAATTTACACGTAAAACCGAAGTTAAAAAGAAGGTGGCATAGTGGCCAATATATTTGTAGCAGCCTCGGCTACCTGGAATGGTAAGGCACTTAAAAAAGCCAAGCAAGATGTAAGTGTATTTGACAAGCAAGTTAAAAAATTAGGTGGCACACTCGCTGCAGCATTTTCAGTAAGAGCAATAACTAGATTTGGTAAAGAAGCAGTAAAAGCATTTTCAGCTGATGAGGCAGCCGCCAAATCTTTAGAGCAACAATTAAAAAACACTGGTTTTCAGTTTAGTTCACCAGCTGTAGAACTTTATATATCTAATTTACAAAAAACTACAGGCGTACTAGATGATGAATTACGCCCAGCCTTTCAGCAATTACTAACTGTTACAGGATCTATTACCACTAGCCAAAATGCATTAAATACAGCTATGGATGTATCAGCCGCCACGGGTAAATCTTTAAGCACTGTTACTGCAGCGTTATCACGTGCTTACGCTGGCAATACCACAGGATTAAGTAGATTAGGTGCTGGCCTAGATAAAGCCTTATTAAAAGCTGGCGACATGGATGCAATTATGGCCGAACTTAATAAAAAGTTTTCAGGTCAGGCGCTAGCTAGATTAGATACTTATGCTGGAAAAATGAGTTTGTTTGCTGCATCTGTAGCCAATGCCGAAGAAATTATAGGCAAAGGTTTATTAGATGCATTATCAGAATTAGGTGATGATAAGAGTATTGAAGGCTTAACCAATAACATGGAAGACTTTGCCACAGCTACAAGTGAAGTAATTGTGGGGCTAGGTAGAGTAATTGGTAAACTAAAAGCAGTAGGTAATATACCTGGCGTAGATGGATCAATTTTAAGAAATCTTCCATACATAGGTCCAGCCTTACGTGCTGCAGAAAGTTTAAGATCGGTTGGCCAAAATCCATCAGATCGTGGTGGACAAGAAAGAACTGCAGGCCGTGTACTCGCTGCTCAAAGAAAGCAAGAAATAAAAGCATCCCAAGATTTATTAAAACTTAAAAAACAAGAAATTACTACACTAAAGGCTAAAACTGCTTTAGATCAATTAAAAGAAAAGTTTGACATAGAGTTAATTGGTTTGCAAAAAGCACGTAATGAAGCTACAGATCAAGAAGTTAAATTAAGATTAAATGGGTTAATTGCTATTGCTAAGAATGATGAAGCACTGGCCAAAAAAGCATTAGCCGAACTTGCCGCAGCTGAGGCAGCCCAGGAATTTGCTAAGAAATTTAGCATAGCCTTAGAAGCTGTTAGATCCATGACTGACAAAATTAATCAATTTATTGCAAGCCAAGTTACAAGTTTTGATGATGCCTTAGAATCTATTAGATCCTTAAATGCTCGTATAGCCACCATGATTGCTAAACTGGGAACTACCATGACTACTACAGGTGGTAGTGGGGCTACTTATGATTATGCATTAGCCGAAGTTAAAGCTAAAAACGAACAAATTAAAGCCTTTGAATATAACATAGGCTTAGAATCTACCAGGGAGTTAAACGCTCGTATTAACGAATTTGTAGCACAAAGAACTTCTACTCAAACCCCTACAGAGATCCGAGTTACAGTAGATGCAGGTGGCGACAGATTAAGCCAAGCTATTGCCGAGAGTATTCAGGTAGCAAACAGATCAGGATATAGCACAGTACCAGCTGGATTTATAGTATGACAGTACCTGTAATAAATGCGATAATTAACTTTAGCACTGGCCCTAGTTTTGCTCAAACATTAATCTTAGATGAGGGCAAACTAGATGTAAACATATTAGGAGATGCCACAGCTGTAATCGTAGATGTATCTAATCGGGTTAATCGTATTGAAACTAACAGAGGTCGTACTGCACTTAGCGATCAATTTCAGACTGGTTCAATGACCTTGCGTATAGTAGATCAAAATGGTGACTTTAATCCTCAGAATGTAACAGGGCCTTATTACAATTTACTAACACCTATGAAAAAGGTACAGATTACTGCTACTTATGGTTCAGTAACTTATCCTATATTCTCGGGATTTATTACAAGTTATGTTACAACTTATCCAGATGAGTCAGAGGCAGATTTAGCCATGACTACCATACAAGCTGTAGATGCTTTTAGATTAGCCCAATTAGCACAAATATCTACAGTTACTGGCGCTACCGCAGGGCAATTATCTGGTACTAGAATTAATAAGATATTAGATGAGATTGATTGGCCAGCATCCCAACGTGATATAGATGCAGGACTTACTACATTGCAAGTAGATCCTGGCACTAACCGCACAGCATTACAAGCTTTGTTTACAGTGTCAGAATCAGAGTATGGCGCTATCTATGTGGATGCCGATAATAACTTTGTATTCCAAGACAGAGGCGTTACCGCTGGATCTATCGGTGGCACACCTACAGTCTTTGCAGACAATGGCACAGGCATAGATTACTTTGATGCTACCTGGATATTAAATGACGTACTAGTATTTAATAAAGCCACAATTACTAGAGCTGGTGGCAGCCCACAGGTAGCCCTAAATCAAGCCAGCATAGATAAATACTTTTTGCATAGTTACTTTTTAGATAACCTGCTTATGGAATCAGATGCCGTAGCCCTGGATTATGCCCAGGCTTATGTGGCTTCTAGGCAAGAAACTTCGATCCGTGTAGATGCCATAGTCCTAGATCTGTATACCGATAACTATAATTCAGGCATATTGGCAGCTTTAGGCTTAGACTTTTTTGATCCGATTACAGTCAAGACTACCCAGCCTGGCGGATCGCTTTTAGAAAAGACTTTACAGATTTTTGGGGTTCGCATGATGATTACCCCGAATAGTTGGAAAACTACGTTCACGACACTAGAGCCAGTCATAGATGCATTTATCCTAAATAATAGCATTTATGGTACTTTGGGCTATAATGTCCTAAGTTACTAAGGAGTAAAGATGGCAGCTGGTTTAGGGTTTAAGGATTTTACTACAGGCGAGGTATTAACTGCCGCTGACGTAGATGGCTATTTAATGCAAGGTATCTGGGTGTTTGCTAATGCAACAGCTAGAGATGCAGCTGTGACTTCTCCACAAGAAGGTAACTCATGCTATCTAAAAGACACAGATGTAATTCAAGTTTATTCTGGCTCATCATGGGTAGTTAAATCTGGTGGATCATCTCCATTAACTACCAAGGGTGATCTTTATACTTATTCTACAACTGATACCAGAATCGGCGTTGGCGCAGATGCAACAGTCCTTACTGCAGATTCATCAACAGCCACAGGATTAAAATGGGCAACCCCTGCTGGTGGCGGAAAAGTGCTGCAAGTGGTAAATGCAACAACAAGCACAGCAGTAAATATAGCAACAACAGCATTAACAGATAGTGGCATCACAGCAACAATCACACCAACAAGTGCTACTTCAAAAATATTTGTAATAATTTCTATGAATGCAAAAATTTCAAGATCAGCAAATGAAATAGATATTGGCGGAAAAATACTAAGAGATGCAACAACAATT